ACCATGGGACTACTGCAAGCTCACTTCGGATGGATGGGCCCGGAAACGGAGATCATCTACGTCACGAACCGCACCGGCTCCGCCGTGGCGATCGGCGACGTGGAGATGCTGGACACGATCCGCAGCGATGCGGCGTCGACCACCAATCAAATTGGCGTGTCGACGGGCGGCCTCGGCAACATCGTTGTTCCGATCTACGATGTGGCGACGCACCCACATACGCTGTCGTGCGGAATCTATGGTGTCGTGCTGGATGCGGTTGGGGACGACGTGAAGTGTCGTCTAGCGCTCCGCGGAAAGCTCGATACCGTTCGGTGCGACACGACTGTCAGCACCGGCAACAACGTGGCCCTGTTGACCGACGTCGGGATTGCCGGAGACGGCGCGGAAGCGGCCGTCATCGTCTCAGTTCAGTACGACCTGGATGGCGCCGACGGCCTCGGCGTCATCGCGCGCAAGATCATCTTCTTGCCGCTCACGGCACGCACTGGCGCCGGGACGACGGACGGGTTCTTCGACGGCATGAACGGCTTCGGCTGCATGCTCTCGGCTGTTGACATCACCTGACCAGGCGCGGAAACGCCTCATGCAACGACACGGGGCTCCTTCGGCTTGACCGAGGGGCCCCGTTGTCTTCTCATGGCGCCCCATGCGGAACGACATCCTGGCTCTGTGGCGGCTGTGGCGGCTCCTGCGTGCCCTCGGGCGTGACGGAGAGCGGATGAAGGCGGCCTCCTTCTCGGTGATCGTCGAGCCGGAAAGCCGCTTCGAGGAGCGAACGCGCGTCGCCGTCGCGAACGGGGAGCAGGCCCCCGACCGCCTGTCGGCCTGGGAGGTGGTGTACGCCCCGGACGCCTCGGCCCCCGCCATGGCGCGCAAGGCGCCGACGCTTGCCGAGGCGCTCGAGCGCGCGCTAGAGCGCCCGACGCGCGACTCGGCGGACCCCAGCCTGGTGCTGGGCGGCCGATGAGTGGTCTGACCGTGCGCCTCCTGTCGGACATCGCCGTGGAGGGCGAGGTCGGGCAGAGCCTGACGAACACGCCGCTCGAGATCCGCGAGCTGGTGAACCTGGCTGGCGAGTTCCTGGTGTCGATGTACCCCTGGCGCTGGCTCGAGGGGCGCGAGCTGCGGATCGAGCTGCGCGCCTCGATCGAACTCACGGGCGCGACGTGGACCAACGGCACGCTGACGCTGACGAAGGCCGCCGCGTTCACCGACTACACGTTCCTCTCGGGCGATACGATCGAGATCACGAGCGGAACTGGGGCAGGAGCGGGCGTCTACGAGGTCGCGAGCCGGCCGACGGCCAACACGATCACGCTCACCGCCACGATCGGCGCCGCGGCGGACGGGCAGACGGACATCGCCGGCATCATGCTCAACAACCAGGTGGCGCTCTCGAGCGACTTCGACATCCAGTCGATCACCGGGTACGCGATGTCGGACGGGCTTGTCAGGCGCATGCAGATGGTGAGCCCTCAGGACCTCGCCGACCTGCGCTCATGGGACGGCCGCAGCTCGCTCGCCGGGTTCTATGCGCTGGTCAACTACGTGCGCTCGACGGCCGGCGGGCAGCCGAGCCTGCGCATCGACCACTGGCCGGAGACCGCGGACACGGACGAGGTGTTGGTCATCCGCTACCGCGGCGGCTGGATCGACCCGGCCGACGACGACGACATCATCACCATCCCGAACTGGGTGAACGGCCTGTTCATCGAGGTGTTCAAGGGGGTCGTGCGTGGGCACGAGGAGCCGCAGTCTGGTTCGGTCGACCAGAGGCTCCTCGAAGTACAGAGCGGCGTGCTGTTCGTGAACGCGGTGAACCGCGACGCGATGCTCCAGCCGGATCTGGGTGGCATGCGCGGGAGCTGGCTGGAGGACTCGAGCTACATGCGCGAGGACCGTTTCCCGATCCGCGGGACGATCGGGATGGCATAAGCTAGATGGCCGAGCGCTTTCCCGTCCCGTTCCCATTCGCTGGCCGCGCGGACTCGACGGCGAGGAGCGCTCAGCCGCTACTCACCACGCTGAGCGCGCGCAACGTGCGCGGGCGCGACGCGCGCAGCGGCCGAATCCGCGGGGCGAGCCGCAGCGGGCTCTCGAAGTTCAACGGGACCGTGCTGGGCGCGGGCCGCGTCAAGGCGCTGGCCTCCACGGCCATCGACAGCCGCACGGTCGAGTACGACTTCACTGTGGGGCAGGAGGAACTCGAGTGGACACGCCCCACGACGGTCTCGCAGCCCTGCTACGCGGGCGTCGTCGACCGCCAGGGCAACATATACGCCATCGACAGCAACGCCGGCATCGTGAAGTACAACTCGGCCGGGCGGCTGGTGATGAAGCTCGTGCTTCCAACAGCCGACCCAGGCCATATCGTCAGGGCGATCGACATAGGCGACGACGACAGAATCTACGCGGCGGTCTCTGCTGGTGGAGACGTACGCACGGCGCGCATGTGGTGCGTGGTCCAGTTGGCGGACGACGAATACCATGTCCTCTGGACGTTCGAGCCCGGAGCGTACACGGAAGACCTGCGCAGCTATCGAGGAACGCAGCTCTACGCGGCGCACAACTACCCGACCGAGAGACGTTCGCGCGTCATCGCCTACGAGAACATCGGCAGCGACCCGACAGAGGCGCTGCGCATCGAGGGCGTCCCCTACCCGATAAACGGGATGGACCAGGCCGAGGACGGCGCAATCTACACGGCCTCGCCCCCGGTCACTCCGACCGTTGCGGCGTCCGATCAGCGCCCGAGCCACCCTTCTCTGGGCTCTGAGACGTTAGCCACCCCGCCGCTAGTTGGTTGGGACTTCTCGGACTTGCTAGACCACGGAACCCGCATCTGGAGCCGCTACGATCCGACAAAGATCGAGGCGGCCGACGTCGAGGACGCGCTGTTAGAACAGGGCGCTCAGATCCTCAGGCTGCGCGACCTCTCGGGCAACAACCGTGACTTTTTCGCTGGCTCGGCCGCCCTTGCCGGGGAGACGGGTCCGACCTACGCCCCGGTGGGAATCAACGGCCTGCCGAGCATCGACTTCCGGAATGATTCGACGCACAAGCAGAGCCTGGTGACGCCAGGAAATAGCTCGATCGACGCAGGACTCGCAAGCCAGCAGCGCACGGCGATCCCGACCTACATCGGGAGCCAGTTCTGTCTCTTCATCGTTGTGCGCGCGAGCAAGACGAGCGACGCCGTGACACCCAGCCCGCGCGTCATCATGGCGCAGGAGAACGAGCACGCGACGGCGAGCGATCACGTGCTCTTCGCCAACCGCAACTGCAAGGCGGCTCCTCTCCCGGGCACGGTCGACCCCGGATGGTTCAGTTACTACGCGGTGACCGACAACACGGGCGACGCAGGCGCGTGCGCCGGACCCACGCCGCAGGCCGAAGGCTACGAGTTCTGGCCGGCGATGCAGGTCGACAATCCGGCGCACGTCATCACGATCCTCTGGGATGGCGGGGTTGATCCGAACGACTCGGGGGCCTCGCGCACGCGCTGCATGTTCCGCGTGGACGGCGCGCCGGTGGACCGCTTCGAGGGCCTGCCGCTCGAGAGCCTGCAACCGACATGGCTTGGGCTGGCGCCAACGACGATCTTCATGACAGGCGTCGACGTGGCCCGACGATTCAACGGGCAGCTCGGCGAGATCGTGTGCTTGGTTCGTAAGGATTTCACGGGGACGACGGAGCCCAAGGTAGTCGAGTTCGATGCGGTCGAGACCGTGGGCGCTGCGCAGACCAACAACGAGATGACGCGCATCGAGGCGCGGCTCGCCTACGTATGGGGCTGCCCGCTCGGGCTGAATCACCCGTTCACGCAGGACGTGAGTGGCTCGCCGCTCTTCTACATCGGTCCGCCTAAAGCGGGCACCGGAGCAGTCTTTGCCGCTCACCGCGACATTCTCGCCAGCGATGGCGTGCTGGCGAAGTACGACAGCCAGGGGACGCTCATCTGGGCGGTTGGCGCTTCGACAACCGGGTCCACGGCCGACACGATCGGAGGCATAGGGTACGGCGTGGCGGTGCGGAAGACTGCGGATGACGGAATTGTCCAGGTGTATTCGATTGGGCCGGACAGTTCGATCAATCCGGCGGGGACGGGGAACGTCGCCGTCCGCAAGGTGATCGACGAGGGCCAGCTCGTATCCACTGATCCGGCAGACGGAGCTTGGGTGCATCGCTTTGCTAGCAATGCAGCGTTCGGATACGCCTACCCGAAGCCGGACACCGACAAGTTCGGGAACCTCTATGTTCCTGGGTTCGATAGCGCCGGACCCGGGACCATTCACATGCTGTACGTGCTGGCAAGGGTCGGCTCCTCCGGAAATGCAGTGCAACTCTCGGAGTTTATCTATGCGGCGTCGGCCGACCTTGCCCATGCCGTCGCCGTTCCGCCGGACGAGCTCACGCCAGACTATCGCGGCGACCTGGCCACGGAACTAGCCGAAATGGCGTACGTGTTTACGGACGCAGGAGCAGGCGATTT